AATTTGATATCTTGTTGTTTCTTTTCTTTGGTTATTCTACGTATAAAAGCAAAATAACAAATTTGAGTAAAGTATGAGAATGCATTTGGCTTACCTGTTCTTGTAGCAGTATCGATATTATAATTACCAATTGCTCTTAAACAGTTTTCAACTGCATCCATTACCATTTCTTCTCTATAAGTATATCTTACAAAGTTTGGTCTATGTGATAATCCTTCAGCGATACGAATAAAACATTTTGCAATGTAATCGGTTACTTTAGGAACTTCTTGTTTTGCTTCTCTGGCTTTATGAGCCTTGACTGCATAGTCCATTACGGCTTCAGAAAATTCTCTGTTATTTACGTAATGAGGTTTGTCTTTAGGTTTCACCATATATTTTCTCCATAATGTTATATTATACCATATTTTTACTGATTTGTACACATTTATTTTTATTTAAATAAATGAAAAAAACGGTGTACATTTACTCATTTTTATGATATAATAATATAGTCATCCGGGGAGGATAGAGGTATACTAAATTAATGAATAGTACGTTTCTTATCCAAGTCCGGAATACCTTCATCAGCGTACTCATTGATTAAACGGTTTTCATACTCTTCAAGTAATTCCTGGTCCGTTCTAGTATCAGGTACACTAATTGGTTTATCCATCTTAAGAGCAAAATTGACATACGTATCTTTTATAGACTCTGCTATTGGTACGTGCTGTATTATTGAACTCTTAAGAACTTTAAATTGTTTTGCTTCACTGAAAGGAAACCAAGCTGTAAATTGAATTCCACCCATTAATCCAGGATTCAATCTTACTGGTCTTTCTATAATAAAATTATCGTCATTCTTTACAGCAAGTAATCCAATGATTTCCTCACCGTTCATGAGTTTAAAATGTCTTATATTTAATCCTTCCATATTATATATTTATATCCCACATTTTATAATTAAACCTTTCTTTTGAATATATTTTAATTCTTTCTGCGGCATGTTGTAATGTATAATTCTTTTGAGATTTCCAATGTAAGTCATCTGCAATATCAAACACTTTAGTATTTCGTCCGTCTTCACTTTTTCTTAATCCTCTTCCGATACTTTGAAGAACCCTAATTTGAGACTTACTTGGTGAAGCAAATATAATATTGTGTAAATTACGAATATTAATCCCTGTAGAAAAAGTGCCAATACTAGCGACGATAATCGCATTGGTCTGGGTTTCAGTAATCTCACGGACCGATTCTCTTGTATCGACGTCTGTTTCTCCTGAGACATAAAATAATTTCCTATCGTCTTTTATTTTATCTTGTAACAAAGAATGCAATGGTTTACCATGTTTTTCTACGTATTGAAATAAAATAAGTGTATTACCTTCTTGGTCTAATGCCAGATTTGTAATAAAGTTATTTCGAGGTTCATACTTAACAATAAAATCAAGCTCCTGTTGATATTTATTCTTTATCAACTCTCTACATATCTCTTCTTTATACTTTAATAATATGATATCAATATCCATTTGAGATAGATTGTCACTATCCATTAATGCTTTTGTTGTTGTCACTTTATATACAGGACCAAATAATCCTTCTAATACTAACTGATGTGTTTGTGTTCCATCTAATGTACCAGTTGTGCCAATACGATATCTAGCATTTACACATTTCTCTAAGATTGATGTTAATGATTTTGCTTTAAAGTTATGTGCTTCATCTCCAACTACCATACCAAAATTAGTAAACCAAGTGCTAGGCAATTTATAAACTGATTGCCACGTGGATATAATAACTCTTTTTTGTACACCAAATCTTTCGCGTCCTGAATATATTCTATGACATGTTTCTTCATGAGACCAACTATCTTTGGCAGAATAATCGCCAAAATCATTATACATTTGTTCTACCAAAGATGTTGTAGGAACGATTAATAATATTTGACCATCGTAGTGTTCTAAAAAGAATCGAATAGCCAAATATATAATTAAACTCTTACCAGATGCTGTTGGAGATAATAATAACCTCTTTTCGTCTGATAACGCACACGAGAGTGCATCTAATTGATAATCCCTAGGGGTTATACCTACTCCGTTCACCGAAAGCCCCAATTTCTTAGTATAGGCCTCTAAAGCCCTTGTTTCTGTTAGATGTGCTATGTCTAAAGCCCTTACCTGAGGGCTTTTAATTTTATACCCTCTTATATCACAAAATTCTTTAAGATACTGTAAAAGACCACAATATAATGTTTTCTTACGTGTATCAAATAATCTTATTTTACCGTCCCAAACACGGTTACGATATGCTGGCATAAATTTATAACCAGGCACAAAGAATTGGAAATGTTCTGATAATTCCATTTCTATTGAGGGGTCACATTCGATATTTAAGAAGACTTCATTCTTCTTTTTAACCGTTACAATATCCATTAAATTCCGCTAGTGAACTTTCTCCATTCAATCATGTTCTTAATATTTTGATGTCTCCATTTGACATTCTCTAATATTTCTTTTAATGTAGCACAAACTTCCTCTAAGTATTGTATTTTAGCTTGATGCTCTTGTATGACTGAATCTGAATCATAATAATAATCCATGTCACCTTTTAAAACAGTTAATCCATTAAGTGGGTCATAATCCCAACCTTTTTCATCAATCTGTTCTTTGCTCATCTTGCCATTATAATGCAACCATTTGTCCTTAAGTAGCACCTTAAATTCAAGTTCAGCCTTTTTAAGTTTCATTCGATTTACAGAAAGTAATTCGAGATATTTACCGTGAAGTTTTGCGGAGTCTCTTGATGATTCATCTAGATTCATTTCATCTATTACAGAATCTTTCTTCCACATTTCTAATATTTGTTGCAAATTATTCATAATATATATTATACCATACTTTTAGTGATTTGTACAGGTTTATTTATACAAACTCAAAATTAGTGTATTGAAAAGTAATATCCATTTGAGCATATTCGATACTATCAGCTTGTGCATCAAACTCTATTGGACTCATACTTACTGGAAATACACCATTGAATTTTACTTCTTTTACAACATTATTATGTGATGTTAATATTAACAATGTTGCATCTACTTTTTGGTCTTCTGCATTATTTGTTTGAATAAGATTATGCATCCAATTAAAAGTTTCAATATAGTTATCTAAATTTTCTGTTATATTGATACGTAATGATAGGTCTTCAAAAGTAAGTCTATCACCAGTAAAAGATAAATTAACTCCACGATATGGAGCATCTACAGCAACCAGGTTTAATCCAGGTAATGTACAACCTACAGCAAAATATTCTAAATTTCCATAATTATTACTATTGATTTTAAATTGAAATCCTACTGGACTTAAAAAATTTTTATTTGTAGTTACTGTAGCCATATATCTATTTATAAAACTTGAGGGGCCAGTTTGGCCCCGTTTTAATTTACTTCTCTACAACAAACTCATTTAGTTCTGCAGCTACAGAAATAATATCCTGTGCTGAGATTGATTTTGTTGGTAAAGGTTTCTTATCATCCGGATGATTATCGTTATGATTATACGTAGCGTCAATCTTCCTTTGTAAGTTATCGTATAGTATGCCTTGCGCCATACTGAGTAAATCGGCTCTTATTTCATAGCCACTTTTTCCATTTGACATAATTTCCTCCTGTGTGTATGTGTATTTTATTATGTACTATATTATATATAAGCCCAAAGAAAAGGGGTCTGAAAAGACCCCTTAAAATGAGTGATTAACTCTGGCTTACACCATAATGTCGTCAACTCTGAAGATTCTAAAGTATTGGTTAGCTCTATCTGTACCAGTACCGTTAGCAGCTACGAATGGATTTGCAACCATACCGTATCTTGTTTTGAATCCCATTCTTGGTTGGAAATCGTTCTCACCCACTGCTTTAACCATTGTTAAAGGAACGTAAGGACAATAGAATAGTCCAGCGTCATATGGGTTAGTACCTCTGTAACCAACACAAACAAAGTCAACTGTTGCGTATGGGTCGATGTAAACTTTAACTCTTCCGTTAAGAACACCAGCAAAAGTATTACCAGTATCATCAACGTTTAGGTTAGCTGAAAGAGCAGGTGTGTAGTCTAAAAGACCAGCTGCTGCTAAAGCTGAAGCAACATCAGAAGAACAGATAATAAAGTTACCTTTTCCTCTTCTTGTTTCTTTAGCAATAACGTTACACTCTCTTTCTATTTGCATGATTAAGCCTTTGAATCTCTCAACCATCCATCTACCGTCTGAGTCTGTGTTAACATCAAAAATACCAGAAACCGCTGTTGAACTTTGAAGAGCACCGATTTTAGCTTTCTTCAAGATTGTTCTTACAACTTCTCTGTTGATTTCAGCTAAGATTTCAGCTGATAGGATGTTAGCCAATTCGCCTTCAGCATCCAATCCGTGGATTGCTTTAAGGTCTTGTGCTAATTCCATTGTGTACTCAGCTTTTAGAGCTCTTGACTTAGCAGTAACAGTTGATTT